TGCACCATCATTTAGTACATCAGCAGGTTCACTTGGAACTTTCGCAGGAAATTTCTCAGGTACACTTGCAACAATTTCAGGTTCATCAGATAGTGCAATTACTTATGCTGAGACTACTTCTAATTTAAGTGGTGCAGGAGTGACTTTAAATACATCAACAGGTGCATTAACAACAACAGATTTCGGTGGGTCGTCTACGACACCTACTACTTATAACTTTACAATCAGAATAACAGATGCCGAAGGACAAACAGCAGACAGAAGTTTTAGTTTAACATCTAGCTTCGGAGCATCAGGAGGAGGACAATTCTAATGGCAGGATATTTTAGTAAAACAGATTTTACACCATCAACAAGTAATACTTACACAGTATCATTCTGGGTAAAAATAAATAATTTTGCACCAACAACTACTAATGTTCCTTATCTTTGGAGTATTAGTGATAGTGATTCAAGTGGTTTATTTTTTCAAGGAGATACTACACCACACAACATTACTTTTTATAGAAATAATGGAAACACAAGATTTTCACCAACAGTCTATATGAGAGATGTAAATGCTTGGTATCATGTTCATTTAAAAGTAAGTAGTGGAACTGGAACACTTTATTACAATGGCGAAAGTGTAAAAACATCAATAACAGTTGATGCTCAAAACTATAATGGTGGTGGTGCAGAGCATTATATTCATACTTATGGTGGTGGTCTTAGTTCTTATGATAATTTAGAATGTGTTATGTCACATTTTCATTTTGTAGATGGAACAGCTTATGACCCAACAGCATTTGGAGAAACAGATAGTACAACTGGAGAATGGAAAATAAAGACTAATCCAAGTGTTAATTATGGAACTAATGGATATTTTATCTTAAAAGATGGTAATACAGGCACAGACCACTCTGGTAATGGAAATAATTTTACATTAACTGGTACTTGTACAAAAACAGAAGATTGTCCAAGTAATGTTTTTGCTACATTAAATCCTTTAGTACCTACTGGTGGTGGTTTTCAAAGCAACAGTTCTACTTTTGCAAATGGAAATACTAAATTTACTACAAATAATAGTTCTAGTAATTATGGTCTTGCTTTATCTACTTTAGGTATGACTACAGGAAAATATTATGCAGAATGTAAAAAAATATCAGGTGGTCAAGGTACTATTGGAATTAGAGGTTGGCAAGGTACAAGCACAAATAATTATTTAGGAGATACACCAAAAGATTATGCAATGTACACAAATGGTAGAGTGTACTCAAATAATAGTATTGCTCTTGATACTAGCACATCTTACGCAGATGATGATATTATAGGTGTATTTGTAGATTGTGATAATTGGAAAATTTATTGGTCTAAAAATGGTACAATGATGAATACTACTGGAGTTACAATAGGAGATATAACAACAGATACTAATCCAAGAAGTTTAGGTGCATATTTCTTTGGTTGTTGCGAATGGAATAGTAGTGGTAATGGAAGTTGGGAGTGGAATTTTGGCAATGGTGCTTTTGGTTCTACACAACTTACTGGCACAACTTATAATGGTTCAGATGGAAATGGAATATTTAAATATGACCCAAATAATATTACTTTAGATAGTACATCTAAATCTTTTAAATCACTATCAACAAAAGGATTAAATACATAATGGCATACACAACAATTAATAAATCTACAGATTATTTTAATACTAAACTTTATACAGGTAATGGTTCTACACAATCTATAACAGGAGTTGGTTTTCAGCCTGACTGGATATGGGCTAAGGAAAGAGATGGTTCTTCATCTCATGCTTTAGTAGATAGTGTAAGAGGTTATAACAAAAAAATAATGTCAAATGCTACTGATGTTGAAAGCACAGAAACAACTTATATTACAAGTTTTGATAGTGATGGTTTTGGTCTTGGTGCAAATAATGGAATTAACCAAAGTGGTGTAACTAATGTAGCTTGGAACTGGAAAGCAGGAACAACTGGTTCTGGTACAACTACTGGTTCAGGAACAGGAAAAGCATACTCCTATTCTGTAAATACAACAGCAGGATTTTCTATTGTAAAATATATTGGTAATGGCTCTAGTGGACAACAAATTCCTCATCATCTCGGAGCTGTTCCACATTTAATTTTCTTAAAACCTTTAGATGCGGCAGACCATTGGAGAGTTTATCATCATAAACTGCATAGTTCTGCACCTGCGGAATATTTTTTAAGATTACAAACAACAGGTACAACAGGAGATAGTAGTGATATTTGGAGTGATACAGCACCAACTTCTTCTGTTTTTACAGTAGGTAATAATAGTGGTGTAAATGCAAATGACCAAGAATTTATAGCTTATATATTTACAGAAAAAACTGGTTATAGCAAGTTTGGGTCATTTACAGGTAATGGAAGCACAGATGGAACATTTATTTATACAGGTCAAAAACCAAAATGGATAATGATTAAAAGAACAGATAGTGCAGGTAGTTGGATGATATATGATGCAACTAGAGATTCATTTAATTTAACTGAAAAATATTTACGAGCAGATTTAAGTGATGCAGAAGCAACAGGTTCTAATAACAGAATTGATATTTTATCAAATGGTGTAAAACTTAGAGCAACAGGTTCATTCGAAAATGCTTCTGGTGGCTCATACATTTACATGGCATTTGGTCAATCATTAGTAGGTTCAAACAATGTACCATGTACAGCGAGGTAAAAGGAGAAAATAAATAATTATGACAAAAGCAAGAGACATAGCCGATTTTAAATTTGAAAACATAGTAGATACTGGTACTGAAGGTACTAGAATTGCTCTAGGTACAACAGCTCAACGTGGCTCTACGCAAGGTCAAATAAGATTTAATTCTACGACTGGATTAGCTGAATATTACACAGGAACAGAGTTTAAATCCATTGACACACCACCAAGTATAACTTCAATTGATGTCACAAATATCGCAACAGATAGTGGTGGAACAGAAACTTTTGTTATTGCAGGTTCAAGATTTGAAACTGGTGTTGTTGTTAAATTCAGAGATAATGGTGGAACAGAAATAACACCAGATACAACAACTAGAAATTCTGCTTCCCAAATTACAGTTACTAAAACAAGGTCTAGCTTTTCAAATGCTAACGAACCTTATGATGTAATTGTCACTAACGTATCAGGTTTGAGTGCAACTTTAGATAATGCTATTAATGTAGATAACGACCCAGTATGGCAGACTGCTTCTGGAAATATTGCTACTATTGCTGAAAACGATACAGGAAATCACGCAACAGTTTCAGCAACAGATAGTGATGGCGATACAATTGCTTATTCTTTACAATCTGGTTCTTTAGGTGGTTTATCTTTAAATCCTTCTTCTGGAGTGATTAGTGGCGACCCAGATGACGTTTCGGCAGACACTACTTTAAATTTTACACTTCGAGCAACAGCAAATAGTAAAACTGCTGACAGGTCATTTAATATAATTGTTCAGAATGTTCCAAATGGACTTACTACAAGTGAACCATTTACTTCATTTAGTCACGCTATTGCAAACTTTGGTTCGGCAGGAAGTAATGGGGTTCGTTATATGCAAAATCAAGCAGGTAATGCACAATACCTTTTATATTTTGAAAATTTTAGTGGTACTGTTTTTGCAGGAATACCAATCGGAAGTACGTCTAAAACTGAAGGCTCTCGTACAGTAAATGGGGGAACTTATTTCAATGGCAGTTACTACACTGAATACAGTTATGGTTCTGGAAATTTAGATTTTAATACTGATGGAAACAAACTAATTAGTAATGGTGGTACTGGTACTGGTAACAATCCAAACCAACAAGAAGTAATTAGAGTAGTCGATTTAGGAATACATTACAGATATGTTTGGATAGATGATTTATCTATTCAAGGTTTTGGAAACAATACTGCTGACTGGTCTACAAGCAGTGGTGCAGTCACTACTTCAGATTTTCGTGTCACTACAAGTGACAGTGCTAGTGTAGTTTGTGGAAAAAGTGGTGACGCTTGGAATTTTGCAATTTCAGGAAGTGGAAACACAACAGTAACGTCAGACGTATATTCACCATCAGCACCACAAGATTTAACTAATACTGATAACACAGTGTTTTGTGTTAGGGCTTCAGGAGATAGGGATACAGAATATTATAAGTTTCATAGTGGAATGATATTCTTTAAAGCATAATGCCTAGAAAAAAGATTACTGCTAAAAACTTTGTAGACCAAGCGACAGGTATACGACTTTCAGCCCATGAGCGTTTGTGTGCAGAGCGTATGCAGACAATACAAAATAGTATAAATGAATTAAAAAGAGAAGTTAAATCTTTACGAACAGATGTTTCTACTGGAAAAGGAATGGTAAAAGTTTTAGTTTTCTTAGGAACAATAGTAGCAACCGTAATTGGTGTGCTAAATATAAAATAAAGGTGGTAACGTAGTGTTTAAAATTACAGCATTACTCTGCGTATTAGCAGTAAATGGTGAAAATTTATGTATGTTTGGTGATTTACCTACTTCACAAAGATATGATACACCGCAAGAGTGTTTCAGTGTTGCACGTGAAATAGGTGAAGCAGTAAACGAAGAATTTATTAGAAGAAACATTAGCATAAGTATGCAATGTGTAAAAATAGGAGAAGAAGTATGATGATATATGGTGAAACGCTTACACAATGGAAAAACCATGTTGTAACGAAAATTAAAGACAACAAGAAAGTAGTTATAGCTTTCTGTGTGTGGTCTATATTTCTATATTGGTTATAAAAATGTTACCTTATAGATTATTATTTAACATAGGCTCTAAAGCTGTTGGTACTTTTATGCAAAGAAGGCAGGAAAAAAGCCAACGTAAACACGATATTGCTATGCGAGAAATGGCAACAGGCAATGAAAGAGCTAAAAGAAATGGCTCATTAATACTAGATTTAGTATTAGGTGCGTTTATATTAGCACCTTTGGGTATACTTGCCTACGCTACATTTTATGGTGATATGGCAATGTTACAAAAAGTAGAGTTTTATTTTGACAAATTAAAAGAAATACCAGAAGTATATTTATATTTAATTTTTATTGTAGTGGGTGGAAATTATGGTATATCAGTTACTAATTTACTAACTAACAAAAAGTTTAAATAATGAAAGTCAGCTCAGACACATCAGTTGCAATGCCAATCAAGAACATGATTGGGATAATCGTAGCCGTTTCAGCAGGAATTTTTGCTTTTACAGAGATAACAGCTAGACTCACATCTTTAGAAACAAGTCGTGAGTTAATGAACGCTGACCTTCTCAAAAAAAGTGAACAGACTACTACAGACCAAGAACAATTTTTGTTGTTGGAAAGTTTATTTAAGGACGTAGAGAAGTTACAAAAGACTCAAGAACAAAATATGACTAATAAAGTTAATATTGAATTTACACAAGAACAATTAAAAAAGGCTTTACAAGATATTGAAAAATTAAAAGACAAAGTTAGAGAGAACGGAAAGAATTACTAATGGTAGAAACAGTTATTGCATTGTTAATGATAGTTAATAATGAAATTAAAGAACATAGAATACAGCCATCTATGAGTGAATGTCTTAAAGGTAAAAGGATTGCCACAAGACAGACAAAATTAGGTGGTAATGTACGATATGAGTGCCTAAAATCTGAGGCAGAATTAGAATTGTATTTAGGTAAAAAACATATTAAAAAGTTAATACTAAAATAGGAGCTATATGGCTACAGGTCTTGATGACTTAATACAACCAAGTAAAGACGAAATTATAAAAAACTTAAAAAAAGAAAATAAAGAATTAAAAAAAGAAAAAGAAGAGCTAGAACGTAAAGTTAAGAATGAACAAGAGTCTAGGCTTATGGAATATCACACCCCTTAATCATGGCTAGAGTTAATTTTAAACACATAGAAGTAAGAGAGAAACCTAAAAAGAGAAAAGGCAGACATGCAAAAAGACCAAACAAAAAATTCAACAGAAAAAAATACAGAGGACAAGGTCGTTAATATTGATGATATTGTTAAAGAATTACCAGAATTATTGGTCAAACATGCGTATACAAAATTAAAATCAGGAGAAGAGCTAACAGCTTCAGAGATGAAAGTGTGTTTAGAGGTTTGTAAAACTTATAGTACAGATAATCTTAATAAAAAACCTGAAAACATTTTAGACAACGTACCGTTTGATACAGATGGATAAACGAATAAAGAATTTTAAAAATTTTTTGTATCTGTGTTGGAAACACTTAAATTTACCAGAACCAACACCTATACAATACGATATAGCTGATTATTTACAATCGGAAGACAAAAGATTAGTTATAGAAGCATTTAGAGGCGTAGGTAAATCATGGATTACTTCAGCGTTTGTCTGCCATCAATTACTTCTAAATCCACAACGTAATATATTAGTTGTATCTGCATCTAAAAGTAGGGCTGATGACTTCAGTACATTTACACAGCGTTTAATCGCTGAGATGCCAATATTAAAACACCTAGTACCTAAAGACAACCAAAGACATTCTAAGGTTAGTTTTGACGTAGCACCTGCTCGTGCATCACATGCACCTAGTGTAAAGTCTATGGGTATTACAGGTCAACTTACAGGTTCACGTGCAGACTTAATTATTGCAGATGACGTAGAGTCAGCTAATAACTCACAAACGCAACTTATGCGTGATAGACTTAGTGAGACAGTAAAAGAGTTTGACGCTATTATAAAACCAGAAGTAGGACGTATTATATTTCTAGGTACACCACAGACAGAAATGTCTTTGTATAATAGCTTAGAAGAACGTGGGTTTAAAACAAAGATATGGACAGCATTGTACCCTAATAAAGTACAAAAGATAGGCTATGGTCACAAACTAGCACCTATTATTGCTGATGTTCATAACAAAGAAGGTAAACCTACAGATTCTAAAAGATTTGATGAGGTAGACCTATTAGAAAGACTTAGTTCTTATGGACGTAGTGGATTTAACCTACAGTTTATGTTAGATACTACTATGTCTGACGCTAATAGATACCCTCTAAAACTAAATGATTTAATCGTAGCTTCAGGTTGTTCTACATGGAAAGAAGCTCCTGCTAAAATACAGTGGGCTAGTTCTCCTGAACAAATGAAAGCTATAGACCCTGAGTTACCCAATGTAGGACTCAAAGGTGACTATTATGTAGCACCTATGCACATGTCTAAAGAGTTTACAAAATTTGAAGGCACGATAATGTCTATAGACCCTAGTGGTCGTGGAGAAGACAAAACAGCGTATGCGGTGCTTAAAATGCTACATGGAGTGCTTTATTTGACTGCTGTAGGTTCATTAGATGGTGGTTATTCAGATGACACGTTATATAGGTTGTCTAATATAGCTAAAAAGAATAATGTAAACTATGTGGTCATAGAGTCTAACTTTGGTGATGGTATGGCTACAGCTTTACTAAAACCTGTAATGGCTAAGATACACCCATGTGAAGTAGAAGAAGTAAGACACAATATACAAAAAGAAAAGCGTATCATAGATACTTTAGAGCCTATTATGAATGGACATAGGCTTGTAGTAGATGATTTATTAATTAAAGAGGATTTCAAACTAGAACCTAATCATCAGTTGTTTAGACAAATGACTAGGATAACTAGAGATAAGGGTGCTTTAAGACATGATGACCAAATTGATGCAGTGGCTATTGCCGCTAATGCTTGGGTTGAGCGTATGGACAGAGACCAAGTCTTATCCTATAATCAACACAAAGAAGACTTATTGGACAGAGATTTGGAGAAGTTTATGGAGCACACAATCGGAAGAAGACCACATAAGGATAGTTGGATATAATATGGATATAACACAAAACAAACACATGTTAAAGGTAGCAGAACGAATTAAAAAACATGAAGGTTTTAGAGTAAATGTGTATGATGACCATTTAGGAAACAAAACAGGTGGCTATGGTCACTTAATGTTAGAAGGAGAAACTGAGCCTGAAGGTGGTTACACTAGAGAGTATTGGGAAGGTGTATTCCAAAAAGATTTTAAAACTGCTGTAAATGGTGCTGTTAAACTTGTAGGTAATGATGTACCACCAGAAGTTATGGGTGTAGTAACAGAGATGGTATTTCAATTAGGTTACACTGGTACGTCTAAATTTAAGAAGACTCTAGGTTATATAAAAGAAGGTTCTTACTACCAAGCTAGTAAAGAAATGCTTGATTCTGACTGGGCTAAACAAACTGAAGAACGTGCTATAGCTTTGTCTAAGATTATGGCTAATATTCAATAAAAAAATTTGAAGGGGTATATCGTATATACGAGAGGCAGTTATCCCCATACGGTACGCCAAAAACTGCACAAAAAAGAGCAAAAAGTCCGCATATATAGGCGTTTTTTTGGTCTATATAGGTAACGGACATTATATCCGTTGCGGCTGTGGGTTTTCTTTTTGTTCGTTTGTGCTCTAGTCTGTTTTTTTGGTTTTG